GCCAGCAAGCCGGGCCTGAACTGGGAGCTTATCGGCCTGCGCAACGCCAACGGCAGCCCGATCTACGTGCCCTCGCTCGCCTCCGGCGCGCCGTCCACCCTGTACGGCTTCGGCCTCAACGAGGTAGACAACGGCGCGTGGGATACCACCAAGGCCGTGCTGCTCGGAGCCGACTGGTCGAACTTCGTGGTCGGCATCCGTCAGGACATCACCTACAAGATGCTTGACCAGTCGGTTATCTCTGACGATAACGGCAAGGTGATTCTGAACCTCGCGCAGCAGGATTGCGTCGCCATGCGCGTCGTGTTCCGCGTCGGCTTCCAGATCGCCAACCCCATCAACGACGTGCAGCCCGACAAGACGAAGCGCTTCCCGGCGTACGTCATCACGCCGGCATCGACGTCCACCGGAGCGTGATGGCCATGGGACTGAACAAGCAGATACAGTTCGTGCGTCAACCGAAGCCGACTGACGGCGAGATTATCGCTCAGGTGGCCGTTTTTGACGGGGAAGGCAATCCGGTCGATGTCGGCGTCCCTCCCACCGCCGACACGCTTGCCGGTGCCACCAACACCGGCAAGGCGGTGCTCAAAGCCACGGATGCAGCCGGCGCGCGCAAGGCCATTGGCGCGGGAACGTCCAGCTTCAGTGGAAGCTACAACGACCTGTCGAACAAGCCGACGATTCCGCCCGCCTACACGCTGCCCGCCGCCACGGCTGAGGCGTTGGGTGGCGTCAAGAAAGGTGCCGCGATCCCGGATCTCGCGAGCGGCGCTGATGCGGCGACCATCGCCACGAAGGTCAACAGCATCCTCACCCAGTTGCGCGCGATCGGTGTCATCGCCGCCTGACGTGGGGAGGTGCGTTATGGCCGACGAAATGGAAGAAAAACCATTCGCCACCTACACGGAATTGTCCAAACGCTGGAAGCAGATGCCGGACGACCCGGATTATGTTGACCAGCGGCTGGCTGATGCATCGCAGTTCATTCGCGAGCAGTGCCCCGATTGGCGGAACATATCGCGGGCGACGCTTGAACGCATCGCCTGCGAGCTCGCCAAGGATGTGATCTCGTCCGACATGCAGACCGAGGGTGCCGGTTTCGATACGACCGGTGCCAGCAATCTCAGTCTCACGGCGGGCGATTTCACCCAGTCGATGACTTTCTCGAATCCTCGCGGCGAATTCTATCTGTCCAAGGGACAGAAGAAGGCACTCGGCCTCACCGGCCAACGCTTCTACAGCGTCGACCTGTCAAATGGGGAGGCGTCATGAGGGGCGAGACCGTGAAGGTGTTGCGCTACACGCCGACCGGCGAGAACGACCCCGCTGGCTCGCCCGTCACGAAGGTTGATATCGAGTCGGTTGGGAACGTGTTGGTTTCGCCGGGCGGCATGTCGAACGCCACCGACTCGCTGCGCCCCGAAGGCGTGACGGTGGCGTTCACCTGCCTCTTCCCCCGCAGCTACGCATACCGGAGTCTGCGCGGGGCGATGGTGCGCATCGATTCCCATGACTACAAGGTGATCGGAGACCCGAGGCCTTTGGACGGCGGCATGAAACCGACCGCATGGAACCTCAAGGTCGAAGTCACCGACACGGATGGATAGGGCATGAAACGGGTGAAACTGAATTATTCGGCGTTTCAGGCATACAGACGCAACGAGGGTTCCAAGGCCGCCGTCAGCGAGGCTCGGAAGCTCGCGGCGAGGGCGAACGCCATGGGCTCGCCCACACACGCGGGCCAGCCCCTGTACACGGCGTTGGGCCCTCAGGCCAACCCCAAGGGAGCCACCGCGCTCGTGCACACGGAGAACACCGCCGCGCGCTTCGACAACGCGGCCCACAACACGTTGGCCAAGGCGTTGGGAGGTGGCGGCTGATGGCGGTCAACGCTGAAAAACTCGTCATGGACTGGCTCAACGCGGACCCGACGATCAAGGCCGAATATCCGGCCAGTTTCGACGTGCCCGCCGAATCATCGGCCACGCACCCGATGCCGTTCGTCACCGTCGAACAGGTCGGCGGCACGGACGAACAATTCCGTTCGCTGCCCCTGGTCGCGGTGCAGGTGTGGGGCGAGTCGCGCTGGCTGGCCTCCGAGGCCGCCTCCAAGCTCATCCTCCCCCGGTTGAAACGTATCACGGAACTGCCCGAGGTCGCCGACATCGACGTCACGGGCAGGACGCATTTCCCTATGCCGGACGGACGACCCCGTTACCAGATACTCATTCAGCTCGTCGTCAAATCGGACGACATATAGAAAGGTTTTGAATCATGGCTGCATCCACAGTCAACGACAGCACGATGGTGTCGTTGGGAAAGTTCAAGGTCGGCGGCTACGCCTACTGGGCACCAGCCGGCACCGCATTGCCGCCCGATGCCAGCACCGCATTGCCGAGCGCCTTCAAACTGCTCGGCTACCTGTCGGAGGATGGTCTGACCATCACGACCGACACGGACACCACCGAGGTAAAGGACGCGAACGGGCAGACCGTCATGAAGGTCATCGCCAGCTACGCGGAATCCTACCAGTTCTCCATGTTGGAGGTATTGCGCGTCGAGGCCGCGAAACTGCGCTACAACGAGGACGCGGTCACTGGCAGCGACAAGAGCATGACCATCAAGCACCAGATGCCCTCCGACAATGGCTTCGTGCTCGTGTTCGAAATCGCGATGAGCGGCAATGTGAAGGACCGCCTCGTGATCGGCAACGGCACGCGCGCCGAGTTCGGCGACCGACAGGTGCATGTGGGCGACGCTCAGGTGTACGACGTCACCGTGTCCGCAAACGACATGGGCAACGGGGTCACCGCCATCGAATACATCGGCGTCGCGGCCAGCGCGTCCGAGAGCAGCGTCAACGCCGAGGCCCTGACCGGCAAGGTCGTGGACCAGGTCAACGCCGAGGAGACCGCCGAACCCGCCGAGGAGACCGCCGAACCCGCCGAGGAGACGCCGGCCGCCGAGTAACGGTTCTTCCCGCGTCACGCTTCACTCGACTTCCGCGACGCGGGAACCTTTTCTTCGTTCAACCGTGGAAGTCGTTTTCACTAGTCTTTTGGAGAAGTCATCATGTCACGAAACCGCCACCGTTCCGGCAACCCCGCCAACAATGTTCCCGGCAGCCGTCCGCAGGATCACAAGCCCGCGCAGGGCAAGCCACGCACCGTCACCGTCAAAGGGCTCGTCCTGACACTGGACCCGGCCAAGCTCAACGACTGGGAGCTCATGGAATCCCTCTACGACCTCCAGTCCGACCCACAGAACAATGCGCTGAGCGTGGTACCGTTCCTGCGCGGCATGTTCTCAGCCAAGGACTACGGGCGCATCAAGAACCGTCTGCGCGACCCCGAAACCGGACGCATCACCGGAGACGCCATGGGCGAGTTCCTGCAGGAATTGTTCGCGCGTCTGAACGAGGAATCCCCAAACTCCTGACGCTCGTATACCTGCTGCATGCCTGCCCCGACCAGTTGGCGGCGGACATGCGGCGCGTATACGGGCTTAGCGTCTATGAGCTGTATCCATTGGAAGCGGCAGCGCTGGCGGTGAACCTGCCTGCGGGCTCACTGGTGTGGCAGAGGCTGGACGTTCCGGCCGCCTGGACGCTCGACCAGTATCTGATGGCCGCGCGGATCGACCAGATGAACATGTGGATGTGGGGCAACGCCGACCCGAAGAAACGCGGCCCACAACCCGAACCGCTGCCACGACCCGGCAACGGAAGCGGCCATGCCGTCGCGAACCCCTCCAATCCGGAGGACTCCGGGGAAGCAACGCGCAGAACGCGCACCATCAAGCCCATGGCCCTGACCGTCGCCGAACTCGACGAGTTCATGAGCCGCGACTTCACGGACGTGGAGACGAAACCCTTCACCCACAACGAATAACCGAATAGAGAGGCACGGTCATGGCATACCAGCTGGCTCAGGCGTACGTGCAGATCGTGCCCAGCATGAAGGGCGTGGGCAAGGCCATCGAAAGCGCGTTCGACGGGCCATCCAAATCGGTCGGCCAGAAAGCCGGCGACACCGCCGGCGGCGGCTTCTCCAGGGGATTCTCCGCGAAGCTCGGCGTGATCAGCGGCGTCGCATCCAGCGTCGCCACGAAGGTCATAGGCGTGTTCTCCGGCCTGTCCGGGCAGATACTCGACGCATCGGATTCGACGCAGAAGTTCGCACAGACACTGGACTTCGCCGGCGTCGGGGCCGACCAGATCAAGAAGCTGACAGCATCCACGCAGGAGTACGCGAACAAGACCGTCTACGGCATCGACGACATCCGCAACACCACCGCCCAATTGGCGGCGAACGGCGTGCCGAACTACGCGAAGCTCGCCGAGGCGGCCGGCAATCTCAACGCGGTCGCAGGCGGCAACGCCGACACGTTCAAGAGCGTCGCGATGATGCTCACCCAGACGGCCGGCGCAGGCAAGCTGACCACGGAGAACTGGAACCAGCTGGCCGACGCGATCCCAGGCGCTTCGGGCAAGCTCCAGGAGGCGATGCTGAAGAACGGCGCGTACACGGGCAACTTCCGCGACGCGATGGCCAATGGAGAGATCACCTCACAGGAGTTCAACGACGCGCTCATGCAACTGGGCATGAACGACGGTGCCATCAAGGCGGCGGAAAGCACGCAGACGTTCGAGGGCGCGTTCGGCAATCTCGAGGCCACCATCGTGGACGGTGCGGCGAACATCGTCAACACCGTCAAACCGTACATCACCGGAGCGGTCACTGCGTTGGGCGACGGCATCGGCAAGGCGATGCAGTGGGTGAACGACTTCACGGGCGCGCTCATGAAAACCGAGGGCGTGCAGACGTTCGCCAACGGGGTGAAAAGCATCGCCGGCGCGGTCGGTTCGGTCGTCGGCCCGTTCGCCGGCGTCATCGGCAGCCTGCTCGGCTTCACCGGCGGCGCGTACAGTGCCGGCGGGGCCGCCCAGCAGCTCTCCAATATTCTGGGCAGCATCGGCGGCATGCTCCAGTCGGTCGGTACGTTCGTACAGCAGAACGCCGACTGGATGCAGGCGCTCGCGGTCGCGGTCATGGCGGGATATGGCGCGTTCAAGCTGTTCTCGATCATCACGACCGTGGTCGGCTTCATCAAGGCGTTCAGCCTCGCTGACACCGTCGCCGCCGCAAAGCAATGGCTGTTGAACGCGGCTATGAACGCGAACCCAATCATGCTGGTCGTCACCGCGATATCGGCGCTGGTCGCCGCACTGGTCTGGTTCTTCACGCAGACTGAGACCGGCCGGCAATTATGGGCCGATTTCACCGGCTTCTTGCAAGCCACGTGGCAGAACATCACCGATTTCTTCCAGGCCACGTGGCAGAACATCACGCAATGGTTCTCCAATGCGGCCGCGAACATCCAGAACGGATGGAACGCGCTGACCGCGTTCATCGGTTCGATCCCCGGCAGGATACAGGCGTTCTTCGCGAGCATCGGCCAATGGTTCGTCAATAAGTTCAACGAGGCGAGGAACGGCATCACAGGCGCGTTCGACAACGCGGTCTCGTTCGTCGCCTCCATACCGCGGCGTATCACCGGATTCTTCGGCTCCATCAGCTCATGGTTCGCGGACAAGTTCAGCGAGGTTCGCAACGGCATAGCCAATGGCTTCGATTCGGCGGTCTCGTTCGTCGCCTCCATACCGCGGCGTATCCTCAGCGCGCTCGGCAATCTCGGCGGACTGTTGTGGGACGCGGGCGCAAGCATCATGCAGGGCTTTCTCGACGGTCTGAAAAGCGTCTGGCACAACATCACGAGCTTTGTGGGCAATATCGCCGGCTGGATCGCCGATCACAAGGGCCCGCTCCCCTACGACCGCAAGCTGCTGATTCCCGCCGGCGAGGCGATCATGGGCGGTTTCCGCAAGAGTCTGAACGCCGGCTGGCAGCAGGTGCAGGCGGACATCATGGGCATGAACGTGGGACTTTCCAACGGGTTCAAGACCCCGGCCTACGTGTATGGCGGTTCCGGCATGGACTACACGCCCAACACCGGTTCCGCGTCGAACGTGCATATCACGAACTACTATCCGCAGGCCGACCCGTGGCCCCTGTCCACGAACGACAGTCTCGACAAAATGACCGTAGGCATCTGAATGAGGAGGCGTATATGGCCGGTGTCGGCTACGCGTTGAACGGCGTCGCCCTGGATTCGCGGTACTGCCGGGTCACGCTCGGCAGCACCCTGTTCGCTGGGGTCTCCGTATCCCGCAGCAAGGTGTCCGCGCCGTTCCGGCATGGCACGATCCCCTCGGGGGTGACGCCGACGTTCGAGGAGCGGTCGGTGACCCTCAAGGCGACCGCGTTCCATTCGGGCGCGATCGGCCACGACACGGGGCGTGGCATGGATTCGAGCCGTCTGGCCCGCCTGTGCACGACGCCGTATCCGGTCCTGTCGCGCACGGTCAACGGTCAACCCCAGCAGGCGGTCGTGGAGCTCACCAGCCTCGAGGCGGACGACGGAGGCACCGTGCTGGACAGGCTCACCCCGTTCACGGCGGTGTTCGCCATGCCCCAGGTGTGGTGGCGAGACCCGGTCGCGTATGACCGTCCGGTCGCGGCGAACACAACGGACTGGCTGTGGCCGTCAGCCGTGCAATGGCGGCAGGAATACTGGACGCGCTGGAGTGGCGCGGCGAACGATTCGACCAGTCTCATGGCGGATTTCGTGACCATGTGGCTAGGCGAGCCGGATAATTCGCCGTCGCTGTTGGTCCCATTGGCTGACGGTATCCCGGATGGCATGTTAGGTGATGCGCCCGTCAACGACCTGATCATACGGCTGCCCAAGGGCGTGAGCAGCGCGACCGTCACCGACCCCGCATCGAACACGGGAGTCATCTGGCAGGGTGCGGCCAACGCGGGCTCCTACACGTATCTGGACGTTGGCAACTGCCTCGCATGGCAGGCAACCGCAGACCACCAGTGGACGCAGGCTGGCACTGACGTGACCGGCGGCATGGATTATCCGGCCAACGGGCTGCTGCAATGCTGTCCGAACCCGGTGGACAACGGCTACCGGCTCACGTCGAAGCTCACCGGTTCGGCTGAGCCGCTGCTCGTGCACGCGCGCCGCGCATGGTGGTAGACCGTATTCCCCTTCTATGCAATTTCTCCGGCGTCATGCAATTTCCGCGCCGGTTTTTAACGTTTGGAGTCCACCATGGTCAAGACCTTGCATGCCCGTCTCGTCGCCTACCTGCCCAACGGCGGCAGGCTCGGCAACCTGCCCGCACCGCTCTCATGGGACGCGAGCATCGTCAACAACGACCTCGGAGCACTCAAGGTCGTCTACAGCCGTCGCGCCATCGGCGGCGGAATCCTGAAACGCGGCCTCGAACAGGGGCTCGAGATCGGGCTCGAGGTCAGTGACGGCGGAGCATGGAGCGAACCCTACAACTGCCGCTACCTGCTCATAGGCCGCTCACGCAACGCCGAAGACGTGTCGGACACGGTGACGCTCACCTGCCAAAGCATCGGCTGGCTGACCAACAAGATTCTGAACAACGACACCGCGCATCTGATAGCGGACGGCGACAACAAGGGCAAGCGCGCGTTCCTGTCGAAGAACCCCGGCACCATCATCAGAACGATTCTCGATGAGAACAAGGCCCGCAAGGGTGCCGGCCTCGTTTTGGCCCCCGGTTTCGACACCGGCAAGGACGCGGCTGGCGCGAACTGGAAGAGCGTGTACACGCTCTACTACAGTCTCGGAACGAGCCTGAACAGCATGCTGTCGAGCATGGTGGGCGGCGGCGCGATTGACTGGCGTACCGAGGGCCGCACCCTCAGAATCTGGAACGCCGACAGCACGAATCTGAGCCGCGACCTGTCGGGCCGCGTGCACGTCAGCATGGCGCACGACGTGCTCGAGGCACCCGAAGAGGAAAGCATCGAAGACCTCTCCAGCGATATCCTCGTGGAGGGTGACAACGGGCTAATCTTCCGCGAGTCGAATCCGGCGGCACCCACGCCGTGGGGTGGCTGGGAATCCTATGTCTCTCAGGGTGGAGTCTCGGACGAGGCCACCGCCAAGGCGTTCATGCAGACCACATTGGCCAGCGCGGCCCGTGTGCGCGGCCAGTACACCCGCTCGCTGCTCGTCACCAACGCCGAATCATTGCCGTTGGTGGACTACCGGCCCGGCGACTGGATCACCGCGCCCACAGTCCAGCACGGCGAGAAGGTGCGAATCCAACAGGTCACCGTCAGCCTCGACTCCAACGGACTCAAGGCCTCGATTACCCTCAACGACAAGGTATACGACTCTCAGGTGCGGGCCGCGAAGAAGATCGCCGGCATCACCGGTGGCGCGCAACTGGCCGGCAGCGAGGGCGGGCGTCCCGCCCCCGAGAAGGACCATCGCGTGCCGAAAGCCCCTCTCGGATTGATCGTGCAGACCGACGCCTACATTGGTTCGGATGGTTTCGCGCATGGTCTGGCCACGGCTTCGTGGTCCGCCGTGACCGAAGCCACGAACAATACCGCCATCGAGATCAGCAATTATGCCGTCGAGTGGCGCAAGCACGTGGGTGGCGCGCCCTGGCATTCCGCCGGCACGACCGATAAGACGCAGCTCGGTTTCGGAGGCTTGGATTGCGGCACGCAAATCGAGGTGCGCGTCAGGGCCGTGCCGACGTATTCGGACAAGCTCGGCGAATGGTCGTCCGTCGTGGTGGCAACTGTGGAGTCGGATACGACGCCATGCTCCGTACCGTCGAAGCCGGTATTGTCGTCCGAGCTTGGCGTGGTGACCGTCCACTGGGACGGCAGGACCTCCCCCGGCGCGTCGATGGAATCGGACTTCGACCATATCGAGGTCGGCGAGGGCGTCAATGCGGCCGGCATGATCGTCATCAGCGCCACGCAGTCCGGTCGGGGCGATTATCTTGTGACCGGTCTGGCAGCCGGTTCCCGGCACTCCTATGCGCTGAGGTCGGTCGATCATGCGGGCAACCGTTCCGGCTGGTCGGCCATCGCCTCGGTGACGGTCGCGTCGGCGGTCTCGCCGGAAGAGGTCAAGCAAATCCAGAAGGATTTGGCTGACAACAAGACGGCGTTGAAGGATAATACGGCCAAGCTCGATCAGGCGCGGAAGGACATCCAAGCCAACAAGTCGAATCTCGATGCGGCGAATCAGACGCTCTCGCAGGCCAAGGCCGATCTGTCGCAGGCCAGGAGGGACATCGCGCAGACCAAAAGCGACCTGACCACGGCGAACGGCGAGATCAGCAAGGCGAAGGAGTCGGCGGCGCAGGCGTATGCCGAAGCCCATTCGAAGAACCATACCTTCCGTGGTCCCGACGAGCCGAAGGGCAATCTCATCGTTGGCGACCTGTGGCTCAAGACGCAGAAGTATTGGACGAGGTGGCAGGGGGAGAAGAACGCAAGCCCCTCACTGCTCGCGGACTTCTACACGTACTGGACCGGCGCTCCGAACAATTCGCCTTCCGTGCTCGTGCCGTTGGCCGACCGCGTGATCGACACCTTGGTGTGGGATGGCTCCAAGTGGAACCACATGGGCTATGCCGACGTGGAGAACAATGCGAAGCAGATCGAACAAGCCAAGTCCGACATCGCGGACAATGCGGCTAAGACAACCGACGCGAAGAAGACGGCTGAGAATGCGGCTGCCGCAGCGAAGACCGCGCAGGGCACGGCAGACAGTGCGAAGAGCGCTGCGGGCACCGCGCAGTCCACCGCCGACGCGGCGAACGCGGCCGCGAAGAGCGCGACGACAACGGCAGGTCAGGCCAAGGATGCGGCCAACGCGGCAAACGCCGCCGCCGAGAGCGCGAAGAAGACCGCAGGCAATGCGGAGACACTGGCGAACACCGCCAATGCTTCGGCCAATGCGGCCAAGTCCGACGCGGCTTCGGCCAAGACGGACGCGTCGAATGCGAAGGCCACCGCCTCGAATGCGTCGAGTGTGGCCACGCAGGCCAAGGCCACCGCCGACAGCGCGGCACAGTCCGCCACCGATGCGGCGAATGCCGCGCAGAAGGCGAACACGGCCGCCGCCGCAGCAGCTGGCGTGGCGAACGGCAAGGCCGACGTGCTCATCCAATCCACTGCGCCGGATGCGTCGATGCGCAAGTCCACGACACTGTGGATTGACACGACGAATGGCGCTAACACGCCGAAACGGTGGAACGGCAGCACATGGTCGGCGGTGACGGACAAGGCGGCCACCGATGCGGCGAACGCCGCCGTCAAGGCGCATGCTGCCGCGCAGACGGCGCAATCAACGGCCGACAAGGCTCAGACTGCGGCCGCGAACGCTGCCGCTCAGGCGAATCAGGCGCAGGCCGCCGCGAAAAAGGCGCAGACCACCGCCGACGGCAAGAACCTGATCTACCGTGGCCCGGACGAACCCGCGCATGATGGGCTGAAGCCGGGCGACATGTGGTGGCGCACCCAGAAGTATTGGACGCGCTGGCAAGGCGAGAAGAACAATTCGCCCAGCCTCATGGCCGACTTCTACACGTACTGGACCGGCGCGCCGAACAACAGTCCGAGCGTCTTGGTGCCGTTGTCCGACCGCGTGGTCGAAGTCCTGACGTGGGACGGCACGCGCTTCGAACCGTTTGACCTCGTGGCGAACAACATCCTCGCGTCTGGCACCGTGGCCGCGAAGCATCTCGCCGTGGATTCCGTGACAGCTGAAAAGGTCAAGGCCAATGCCATCACGGTGGACAAGCTGGCAGCCAATTCGGTGACCACTGAAAAGCTGGTTGCCGATGCGGTGACTGCCGCGAAGCTCGCGGCTGATTCGGTGCAGGCGCGCAACATCGTCTCGCTCGCCATCACGACCGACAAGTTGGCCGCGAACTCGGTCACGACCGCGAAGCTCCGCGTGACGGAGGACATGACCGTGGCGCTCCTGAATGTCCATAAGATTCAGGCGGGCGACATCGTGTCCGGCGCGATAACCGCCGACAAGCTCGCCGCGAACGCGGTGAACGCGGACAAGCTCGCCGCGAACAGCGTGAACGCGTCGAAGATCGTGTCCGGCGCGATAACCGCCGACAAGCTGGCGGCAAACAGCGTGACGGCTGTCAAGATCGCGGCTGGCACTATCACGACGGACAAGGTGGCGGCGGGCCAGTTCAGAGGCTACGTGTTCACGGGCGCGATATTCCAAAGCTCCGAAGCAGCGAACACTGGCGTGAAGCTCAATTCGACCGCATTGCAAATGTGGGATTCCAACCATAACCAGACCGTCTATCTGGATGGTGAGGGCAGGTCGAATGTGCTGACGGGCACGTTCCAAACCCGCACGAGCGGGCACAGAATCCGAATCAGCCCGGATTACAAGTCATCTGCGGTCAGCGGCTCGGAGACGTTCGTGGGCGACGGCATTGGATTCCCCGCCTACAACGGCTCCACCGACTACTACAGTCATCCAGCCGTCGCGTCGGCGATCCAGTCGAGTGAGGTCGGGACGATGAGCTCCATGAATTTTTGGAGCGGACACGTCACCAAGAACGATCCCGCTGCTTTTCTGGTACTCCAGTCGAAGCCACGCGAGAGGGGCGGTACCGGCAGTGGTGGCGTCACATCCCAAGTGTATGCCGTGGCGAACACGGATTTCGACGAGCCCGACAGCAGTAAGAAAAGCAGCGCTTACCTCACTCTGTCCGGCGACAGTCAGCACGGTTCGGATTGCTGGCTCGTAGCGAAAGACGGGAACGGCGAGGTCGGAGTCGGCGCGAACATCGCGACCGGATACGTGTATCTTGGCGGCTTTCTTGGCGGCATCACAAACCGTTGCACTTTCCACGGCGCTGCCGCGTGGAGGGCGTGGTGGCCGAATCCCGGCTACAAGATCGCGACCGGCGCATCAATGCAAGTCAACTGCACGTTCAGTCCGACGAAATACGGCCACTATTACGTGGTCGCGAACGCGGATTCGCAATGGGCCGGCATCATCGCGCACCCGGTAAACACGGGCGGCCAGAGCGGCTTTCAAATGAAGCTTTACAACGCCGACCAACCATGCCCGGTCGACGTGTACGCCGAATACCTCGCCTATCTGGTCAAATGATTGGAGGAAAACTTGTCATCGACTTTTGAAATGGATGATAACGGATTGTGCATCATCCGCTGCGATCCGCCGGTGAACGGGTCGAACAGTTTCGTCTTCACGCCTGATGTGCTCGCATCGTGGAAGGCGCTGCTCGGATTGGCGTCGACACGTGAAGCGATAGCGGCGATCATGCAGGGCAGGGAGGACACGAGCCGATACGATCCGAAGACCGGAAGGGGCGTGTGGACCGGAGCGTTCGAAGCGTTGGAGTCAGCTTTGGCGGATTCCGCTACCGGGGTGAGCATGCTCGCCGACGATGGAGAAGTGTTGGACGATCCGCTGACCGCCGCACGCAACAAGACCCGTGAGGGTATGAGCCTGCCTGTCATGTCTAACGAGACCGACGCGCGAATGCGTGCCGCATTGGCCTCGGACGATCCCGGCATGGAAGCGTCCAGCGGCATCGACACGGCATGCACGCGGGATGTCGAGGGATTGGACGCCTTCCTCTCGGATGAATCCAGTCAGGAGATGCTGGACGAATGCGAGGAACGCTTCTACGAAGCGCTCATGCCAAGACAAAACCAACAGAATTAAGGAGATTGATTATGGCCGATGTGACCACTGAGACCACTACCGATACCGCGCCTACCGTGACGCCCGCCGAACCGTCTGGCGTGCTTGATTTGCGTCCGCCGAAGGAGTCGGTGCGAGCGGAATTGTGCCGATTGGGATTGGAATTTTCCAGCGCTGACGGCACCGCCGAATCTTGGCGCGACTACCAGCGTGGCGTGCTCGCCACGTTCGACGATACCGGCACGTCCGTCACGTTGACGGACGTGAAGACGAATCTCGGACGCACTTTGACGCTCGAAGAGCTTAAGGCCGTGACCCGTATCGACACGATGACCGCCGCAGACTAACCCGTATTCCCCAGTTTTTCAACCCCTGCAATCCAATCGGATTGTGGGGGTTTCGCATTGAAAGGAGACTTATTTTGACTCAGATTCCAGCCGACGCGAATCAGGTCATCGACCAGCTTTCGCAACAGATCGGCACACTCGACAAACAGATCGCAATCCTGTCCAGCCAGCTCGCGGCGGCCATGAAACTGATCCCGCAGGATGTGCTCGACAGTCTCGACAAGGAGAATACGAATGCAGAGGATTAACCTTTTCCCCTCACCCGGTTTCCTCAACGGGATCTGGGGCAGTGCCAACCATACCGTCGATAACGGTGAGATGAAGGTCCTAGCCGATGGGGGTAATTATTCCGCCGTCACCTTGCCCGCCACGGGACGGGACGAACTCGTCCTCAACATAGAGGTCAAGGACAGCGGGAACGTACAGGCCTTCGACAGTGATTGGAAGTTCCTCGCAAGCACGGGGGAATTCCGCAATGTGGCCGATTGGACCGTGAAGAACCTGCGTTTCACCCCGACCGCCGGCAAGGACCTCATCATCGGCTTCTTTCCTTTGGCCGGCTGGTTGACCGTGCGCCGCCCGCAGTTGGAGCTTGCGAGCACGTTCGACACCGGCGTCGGGGGGGCTTGGGCTTCCGGGCTTCTTCACGGGGGATACGATGCCGCTCGCATAGGAGCGTCCGTCGGGCGGGTGATGTCCGATGATGGTGACGAACTGGCACAAGCATCCGAAAGGGGACATCGTATTTGGTGGGTGGAACGATGTGACCGTCACCGTGAACGGGGACGGGACGAGAACCTACTCCACCGCCAGCGTCGGAGCGCTCTTCCCCTTTCAAAACATGAGCGGGACCAAGATCACAACGTCCTCGTTCGTCGTTGCCGTCCGATTCCGGGAGGCGCGTGCGGATCAGTCGGAACGCTCCACTGCCGTGCTGCGCAATGGGGAGAAGGACGGTATCTGGGCATACAGCATGACCCGAGACTTGGCGGGGGAAAATATGACGTATCCGGCTTTCTCTCTGGCAAAGGGCTCTCTGACCCCGATCGCGTTGGCGATTTACACGCCCGAAGACTGGGCGGGATTGCAGTCAATGGGAGTGACGTTGTTCGACGGGGACACGATGCCTCAAGCCTAGCCCTCATGGGGGTGATGGCGTGATGCGCGTTAACATATATCCCAATCCGCGGTTCAGCCCTGACGGCGCCTCGACCGGCGCGTGGGGCATAGACTACGCGAATGACATGCCCGGTGACGGCACGCTCCGACCGTCGCACTCTCAGGGGTTCGACGAGCTGCACGTCCCCGAGCTGGACCCCGGCGCCGAGTACGTGTTTAGCGCCAGGTCAGAGAACGGCAAAGGCTCTGTCATGCTCGTCATCGGCGAACGGAACTCCTCGCGAACCGTCCCGGACGGCAACGGGATGATCGTCATCCGGCTCACCACGCCCGCAACGGGCAGCCAGAAGAAAAACCGCGTCGTGTTTTCTAACCAAGGAGTGTACTCGCAACCCCAGTTTGAGCTCGCCTCGACGTATGACGCGGCGCTCGGGGGGGGGTATCCTCGCTTCTTCTCCGGCGACACCATGCCACTCGGCTGACGCCGCGCACCGGGACGGTGATGCCCGATGATGGTAACGAACCTATGCACGAGACCATCCTCGACCATCACCTTGCAAGCAGGAACGTGGAAGAATATCACGACCGTTCCTTGCAAGACCGGGGTGAAGTATTGGGTCAGTGCCTATGTGGACGTCACCGGCGGCACTATCTCGATGCCATTCTTCTCTGGCGACATCAGTGGAAGCCAACGGGTCAACTACGGGCTGACCGCCTCCAATGCCGGTCCGATGTCAATGACGTATTCCGTCGTGTCCGGCAGTCCGACCGTCACCGTGACGAATATGCTCATCTGCACGTGGGACGAATATCAGGCGAACAAGACCCTGCTCGACAGCATCGGATATTTCGACGGGGACACCACGCCGCTCGCCTGACCCTCACGGTGGTGGTGGCATGAGCCGGATAACGAATCTGATTCCAAACCCACTCTTCATGCTCCCGAACAGTGCCATCTTGACAAACGAGGCGACCGTACGGCATGTCGACCCTGATGTCATACTCATTACGCCGAACAGCGGCGCTGCCAATCCTCTTGCCAAGATTCGACTGTGCGAACCGGTCTCCGGTGATTTCCATTTGAATTTCTGGGTTTACCAAGTGCCAGAAGATAGCCAATGGCATGAGAATGGTATCTGCTTCGTATCCAACGCAACAGAGAATGGTGGAGTCCTGTTGCCTCATGACAATACAGCCGGAACGGCATTCCTTGGTTTTGATTTTCGGATGGATGATATGCAATTCATCCAGTTGAAGTGTCCGTTGAATCATCCGCTGCGATTCTCGGCAATCAATCTGATGACACAAGCGGATTGGAAGGAATACAAGAAGCTCGTCCCAGGCATGAGCGCACTGTACGGCGGCCTCATGCCACTGCAAAACTGATTTTTTAAGGAGATGCAATGTGTTTCAGACGTTTCTAGCTGGTTTCGGTGGTGTTGGCGGCGCGTGCGCCGTCATCACCCTGCTGCTTAAAGTCTGGCCGGGCGCGTTGGATGCGCTGGCGACCGGATTGTACGCGCATGTGCGGCCGGAACACTTGCCCTATGACAGTCCGCTTTCCCTGCATTTCGCCAAGACGCGACAGCTTGGCGAGCGCACCGAGAAATTCGATGATCGGATGGACGAGTTGTGCCGGGACACGATAAAAAACACGATCATCAGTCTCATCTACGGCGACCAGTCGCACGACCATTCGGAAGCAGTCCGATACGAGCTCGCCAAACTCGAAAAACTCGACGCGCAATGCTGGATAGTCAACGCCGCCGAAAAATACTTGGAGGACCGGCAATGACGCATCTCATGATCGCAGGCGGCATATACCTGCTGCTGCTCGCGCTCATCCTCGTGTTCAATCATGGCGCGCACAGGCATTGATTTTTCACACAGGTTTTCAAAGCCATCCCATTCCGGGATGGCTTTTCTATTGCCCCTTGACTCGGGGCGGGAAGGAGAGGATGTGAAGATCCTCGACAAAAGCAAACACAAACACGGACGCCTGCACCGGCGCGTGGGCATGACGCTGACCGCGCTCGTCGCCGCGGTCTCCATGGCGTTCGCCCCGGCGGCGATGGCCGACATGCAGGGCATCGACGTGTCCAACTGGCAGTGCGGCATCGACATCGCCAACACGCAGGCCGACTTCGTTGTCGTCGGCACCACATGGGGCACGGGACAGGTGTACAACAACTGCCTCGTGTCCGGCGTCAACACGGACGCCAACCGCATGATCGCCCAAGCGCAGGCATCCGGCAAGAAATTCGGTTTGTATCACTACGCGATGGGCGGCAACCCGGAGGCGGAAGCCCAATTCTTCTGGCTGAACACGTCGAACTATTGGCGTCACGGCATCGTGGCGCTCGACTGGGAGATGGACGACAACCCCGCATGGGGCGACTGGGACTGGGTACGCCGATTCATGGCGGAATGCGAACGGTTGTCGGGTGGTGTGCGCCCATTGCTGTACACCGGCCCGGTCGCCGGCACCATCCCGCAGGACATCCGCGACCGATACGGCCTGTGGATCGCACAATACGCGAACATGAGCCCGACCGGCTATCAGGCATCCCCGTGGATGATCGGCGCATACGGCGAGGCCATGCGCCAGTACTCCGGCACGGGCGTGGTCAACACGTGGAGTCCCATCGACCTCAACCTGTTCCGCGGCGAGGCATGGCAGTGGGACCTGTACGCCAACCCCACCGGCGGTTCCACGGCCCCGGCCACACCGGCCCCATCCGCGCCCGCGCAGCCGAGCACTCCCCCGGCCAACACCGACACGGGCGGCATCAGCCACACCATGCGGTGGGGCGAGACCATCTGGGGACTCGCCGTAGCCTACAACGCATGGCCCCTGTCCGCATGGCACGCGCCCTCCGGTGACATCAACCGCTACTACGTGGGCGATGTCGTCACCTACGGCGGAGTCTCCGCAACCATGCCGCCCACCGGGGTCTCCAAGGTCCTCCAATGGGGCGACACCGTGTGGGATTTCGCCACCGCGCACGGTTACAGCGTCAGCCGCTGCACCGTACCATCCGGCAACATCAACGTCTACTACCCGGGCGACGTGGTGACCTGCCGCTAACCCAACCGGTGCCGCCGTCACCCCCGACGGCGGCACCACCCCATCATCGATCGGAGCAAAACATGACCGACAGCAAAACCCCGGCCGACACCGGCGAAACACTCCCCGGCATCGACACGAGCGACTGGCCCGAAGCCGTCAACGTCACCCATGACGTGCCCGACTGGCTCATCCCCAGCCGCGTCTACGACATCCTCAAATGGCTCGGCCTCATCGTCCTGCCCGCACTCGCCCTGTTCGTCAGCACGGTCGGCCCCGCATGGGGCTGGCCGCACGTGGACGCGATAGTGACCACGCTCAACGCGCTCGGCATCCTCGCCGGCGCGCTCATCGGCGTCAGCGCCATCAAACAACGCATCGACCTCGCCGCATGACCACCACACAGTTCGGCCCCGCCCGGCATCGCAGACAGCTCCACGAGCTTGACTGCGGCCGGCGGGGCCGGTTTTTTCGTTGTTACAGCAGCTAGGCGTGGCTCGATTTTTGCCCACATTTTGCCCACATTATTCCGGGAAACCGAGGGAATACGAGGGAATCACCGGGAATAGAAAAGCCGCTCAGCCCTACTCTCGCAAGGCAAAACGGCTATTTTCCACTGGTCGTAAAATCAAGGTGCATAAACTCAGGGACCTTATACCATTTGACGGGGTAGCCGGCACCGTGGGCGCAGAAGACCGAGTCGGGGGTGTTGTCCAGATCTGCTTCGGGATCGTAAGCGGCGGCTGCGATGATCTGTTCGGCGTCATGGCATGGCTTGTAGCCGCCGAAAGTGGCGGAGAAACGGCCATGGCCGTGCGTGTACTGGTTCACGTCCATCGCATAGTCGCGCATCTCGGACACCGGCGCCTCGCCTTCGATCACGGCGTATTCGCCATCGGTGACCGGGGATTCGAAGGTGCCGGCCATGCGCTGGATGTCGCTCATGGCACGGCCGATCATGTCTGCTGGCACTTCGAGCCGGAACCGGTACCACGGTTCCAGCAGTCGGCAGTTGCCCTCCCCTGCGGTGTCCGGACGGCTCTCGACCGGCGTCTCGGGCCGGCCACTGACTCCAGCTCTGGCTTCCATAAGCCCCTGACGAATCGCACGATAGGTGGCTTGGCGGAAGTCGCCGCCTTCGGTATGCTTCAGATGCGCGCGGCCAGCCACCAAAGTCATCTTGATATCGGTGAGCGGCGCGCCAACGAGCACACCGAGATGCTCACGCTCGGTCAGATGGGTCAGAATCAGCCGTTGCCAATTGCGGTCCAAATCGTTTTCGGACAGGGCCGAGGCCACAGTGACTCCGCTGCCCGGCTCCCCTGGTTCCAGCAGGATATGTGCTTCGGCATAATGACGGAGCGGCTCGAAATGACCTGCGCCTTCGATTGGCGCAGTGATGGTCTCACGGTACAGGATGGAGCCGGGGCCAAACGACACATCCAGACCGAACCGGTCGTGCAGGGTCTGCTGGATGATCTCCAGCTGGACTGCGCCCATCAATTGCACATGAATCTCGGCCAGCCGTTCCACCCACACCACATGCAACAACGGGTCTTCGTCTTCCAGCTCACGCAATGCGGTGATGACCTTATGCAAGGTCAGATCATCGAACTGGGGACGGGCCGGCGAGCTATTGTCCGCCGCGGTCTGGCGAGCGGTGTCGTTCTCCTCATTGCGGCCGGTTCCCGACTTGGCGGCATCATGCTCGGCATCGTCCTGATTCACGCTGTTATGGCCGGCGCCACCGCGTTTGGCCGCTCCCGAGGTGCCGGCCGTATCGGATTCCGCTCCGGCGGGCAACACCGTGTAGGTCAACACGGGTTGCAGCGACGGTGATTCGGCGTCCGGTTCCGCTCCCAGCCCTTCGCCGGGGAAGGTCCGCGTCAGTCCGGTCACCGCACACACCGATCCGGCAGGTATCTCGGTGACCGTCTCGAATTTGGCGCCATTGTAGACGCGCACCTGATCGACTTTCTCGGACCATACCGTGCCATCATCCCCCTGTACCGGCGACGGTGCTGTCGACGCCGCGGCGCACGAGGATGAAGAGACGATCTCCTTGGCTTTGAGCGCACCGCCGGTGACGCGCAGCCACGTCATACGGTTGTGCTGGCCGTCGTGGGCGATTTTGAACACGCGTGCGGCGAAGGCGGCCGGCCATTCACGTTCGCGGGTGAACGTCTCCAGCCCGTCCAGGAATTCCTCGACTCCTTCGAGTTTCAATGCCGAGCCGAAATATACGGGGAACAGCTCGCGCACGGCGATCATCGATCGCAATCTGTCCACGGACAGCGCGCCATGTTCCAGATAGTCGTTCATCGCCTCCTCGTCCAGGGTGGCGATATCCTCGGCAAGCGCGTCCAACGGTACCGCGCTGCCCTCAGTGGACTGCTCCATTGCCGGCAGCGGATATATCGCATCGCTCAGGCGTTTGCGCAACTGTGCCAGAATGGCCTCGCGGTCGAATCCGGCGGCGTCGCACTTGTTGACGAAGATGAACGTCGGCACACCGTATCTGGCCAGCAGACGCCACAGTGTCTCGGTATGGCCTTGCACGCCATCCGTGCCGGAGACCACAAGAATCGCGTAATCAAGCACACGCAGCACCCGTTCGGTTTCGGCTGCGAAGTCCACGTGCCCCGGCGTGTCCAGCAGGGTCAGTCGCAGGTCGCCGTGTTCAACCAACGCTTGGTGCGCGAAGATCGTGATGCCTCGCGCCTTCTCCAAGGAATTGGTGTCCAGAAACGCATCGCCGTGATCTACTCGCCCCAATTTGCGGATCTCACCGGTACGGTAGAGCAGCGCCTCGGACAGCGTGGTCTTGCCCGCGTCCACATGCGCCACGATGCCTGCCACTATCTGTTTCAT